CGAGGAAGAGATTTTGAAACCAGCAGCAATGTTGGTCTCAGTAATTAGCTCAAGGTACATTCTTGGACCATGAGCAAGGTGGTCATCTCCTCCAATATGGAAGAAAAACCACCTCGGTATAGAGTCAACATGATGTTGCCTCATGAACTTGCGTATACTGAGCTCCCTAAGGCAGCCCATGTATATTGATAGGAGGGACTTTGTGAGAGGTTCCCCCATCAAACATCCTCTATCGAGGATCTTCGAACGACCGCGGTATTCCGCAAGCCTAGGAAAAAAGACTACCTGGATTAAAAAATCCAGGTAGTTCTGACGTTTGATCCCCATTCCCATAAGGAAGGATCTCAAAATGCTCTCCGCTAATCCCTTAGGGAAGTAGTCGGTACAAGCCTTCATATCTGAGAACAGCCAAAGACTGTAATCAGTATGCCAAACCTTGCTCATTTTGCAATATGCATCCCAAGCAGGGGAAGAGCGCTTCAGAGAAGCGCTAAACTCCTCCAACTGACGCAAAGCATCAGTGAGGAAATGCCCTAACGGGGCAGTCAACACAAACACCCACCAGGGTGCCATGCTGACAACTCTGACCTTACCACCAGGTTCAGGTGCAGAAACTACCCGTACGGGTATAGATTTCTCCTCTTCCATATGCCTTGTGGCAATACGGTAGGAGAGATAATAGACTTGCTGTCCAAAGACAGAGTCCATTCCCACCCGACAGGGTGGTAAGAGATCAGTGGGCTCGAGGTATACACCTCGAGGATCCCCGAACTCTGCGGGTTTGACCTGTTCTCTAGAGAACGATCCGTCAACACCCTCGAAAAAACTTAACGTTTCAAGTTCATTATATGGACGAAAAACGGTCAACCAGGGTTGGACACCCTGAATATACTCAGCGTTACCCCATGGGGTAACCTCAGTAAACGTCTCCTTCGCCTCTGTGAGGAAAAGGTCACGAAAATCTGCCATTAGTGCAGATGACTTACCTCCATCTTTGACGGTAGCTTCATAGCTACCGGCAGAATTGGCACTAAAGTGCCAAACCGATGGAGAAATAGGTTTCTTAACCCGCTTACCCATAAGGTAAGCTGAGGAAGATAACTCAGCTACAAGTTGAGGATCTTCCTCGAAGGGAGGAATTCCAAAGAATGACTCCATTGCACGGTCTATGGTCTTCTTCCCTCCTGGGGGTAGACCACGGGCAGTGCAAAAACTCATCTTCCTTTCGAAAGAGTTCTTATCAAACGTCAAATTGGAAATCTGACGTATTTCAAACAATAGTTTGAAAAAGTTGTTATGAGCCAAAGGCTCAGGTTCAACTTCTAATTCGACTTTATAGACGAATTCAATAAAGTCTTTATAAAAGACTATCATTTGGTCAAAATCAATAGATCCCATACCAAAGACCTTCCGTAAAAACTTCTTAAAAAGAAAACGGTAGGTAAATAATATCTCCTCATCGAGGAGAATTAGGCCATCTATAATAGATTGCCAGAATTGCTCGATGCGCT